TAGTTCACACCCCAAAATGGGCTTAATACCAGCTGCCTTCATAGCAGTGTAAAACTTTATTGCACCAGCAATATTACCATGATCAGTAAGAGCACAAGCAGATGCTCCAATTTCTTTACATCTTTCTGCCATTGATTTTGGCTGAGATAAACCATCCAATAAACTATACATGGAATGGCAATGTAATGGTATATAGTTCATTCTGTGCTGCCGGGTGCTTTGTACTTACCTACAGTATACCCTGGTGTTGTATATTCGTCAAGTACCTTGTTGACACCCTTGATTTCAATATCGTGTTTGATTTGTTCGCATTTTGTCATGGTACTATCTATAGCACACACTTGATTGGGTCTATATTCCACTATTGGTAGAATACTACTATTGTCAAAAGTACTTTTACCAAAGTGACATAATTTATTACATTTCCAGGTTTTATTCAGTTGCGGAATTTTAGTGTGTTTTATCGTCTCGAATTTAGATCGTAGCATTTCTTCTGTTTTGATAAGATCTTTTTTATCATAACAAATGGTGAAAGCACCACCATCATTAATGAAGTTAATACTAACCATAACATGATCATACTCAGGATATAGTGAGCTAACAGCATAATGATATATTCTTAGTTGAGGATCGTCTTGTAATTTTGCTAAGGTTTTTTCCTGACCCGTGGCCCAATCCAATCTTTTACCAGTTTTCCAATCTATGATTTCTAATGTATTATCGTTAACTCTTGTGATAAGATCTATGGTTCCTTTAATGGCTAAATACCCCTCTAAATTATCTCTATCATATTTATAATAGGCCCATTTCCTTTTAATCTCTATATCGAATCTTTGCTCTGGTTGCACAATGTCTCTGGAGCGAGGATCAAACGATCCATTGTGGTCTGTAATCGCTTTGTGAACCCAGGCGTGGCAGTCTTTATAGTCTTTAGCTTCCCATTCATGATGTTTAAACTGAGACGAATAGTACTTGTAAACTCTTTCTATAATAGTGGTCAAATTATAAGAATCTATAGATATTGAACCTAAAATATCATCAATATATATGGATAAATTATTTTGTTGACATAATTTAATATGCGCTAATATTTCTAGAACTTTGTGACAAATGGTGCCTTTATCGGCCTTCTTATTAGATGGGCTTTTAAGTCCTAAATTATATTCGATAAAATATTGCATAGGACACATACTGTGTGTGCCGTATGAACTACTTCTAAGATATGTAATAATTATGTCAGCACCTTTTTCTTCTTTAGGAAGCTAATGACCATGTTGTTTTGCTCATCAATAGAAATGTTCTCATTGTATATAACCAAGTCAAAATTCTTAATAGAGTAATTTTCTTCATCCAAAGCTGTTTCGCTAGCATGATTAGAATTATGTGGATTTCTATTTAGTTTGATTACTATGCCCCCAACCTCTTTTACTGCCTCTACCTCATTAGGAAATCTACAATCGGCAATGATAGCTAGAGCAGGCTTATCATTATTTATTTTTTGAATAGTAGCATTCGCCCAAACATCGTGTTTCATTTTTCTAAACAGATCCGTCCCCACAAACTGCATGACTTCTCTGGCGGTTAATTGTTTGCCATCCCATACTAACTGTGTTGGAGTGTTTTTGTCGATATCTTCTCCGTAGCACTGACTATATGATAGTCCAAGAATATTCATACAAATATCTTGTTTTAGAGGATCGGCAAAGTTATAAATCTTAGAACTATTAAATGACTCAGTAGTACCATTATGGTATTTTGCCACAAATTCTGAACAGGTGGTTTTTCCGGACTGTTTACGACCAGCGAATGCTATTATTTTTGTCATATAATTTTATTGATATATTCCTTAATTTCTATATCTATTTCTGATGATGTCATTTCTCCAATATCATTTTTAGAAATCTGAGGACTAAAAATCCTATAGGTGTTTTGACACTTAATTTTAATTTGATCTGCCGCCTTGCGACCAGCCTCATCATTATCTGTTAATATAATAATATTCATAGCTCCAGACGAATCTAATAATATTTTTTGTCGATCACTTAATGAGGAACCAAATATAGCAACACTATTATGAATACCGTTTTCTTCTAATCTCCAAACATTACCTGGGCTTTCCACAATAATAACTGTTGCTGTGCTTAGAATATGTTGTTTAGCAAACCAGAAATTATAGAGATGGTTTTGACTTTTGAAGCCGCTGCTGTGTTTCCATTTTGAATATTTCCAGCCATCATCATTGTTTGGACAATTTGTATTTGTATCGTGATGTGATTTACATAAGCCGCATTTTTCAAAAATACTACGACCAGAACAACCAATCATATACTTATAATCATTATCATATACGGGTACAACAATTCTTTTATACATTTCTTTGTCTGGTTTGTCACATAAACCAACATCGTATTTGCTGAGTATTTCAGCAGAATATTTTCTATCGAGATAATATTGTGATGGTATGATTAAAGATCTAACTATCTGTGATCTGATAATTTTTTTTGTGGTATTGTCATTATCAGAACTATTGAGATAACCCATCACGCTGGTGAACTGTTTTTTTTCTTTATCTTTTCTATTTATTTTAATATCAGACAGATCTTTATTAATAATAGATGTTGCATATTCTACAGCCTCTTTAAATGAGCAACTATTATCTCCATTCTTGGTCCATCCATATTTTTGGTGAGAAATAACACCACGAATAAAACCCAATACTGATGCTTTAAAAATATTTTCACAATTATGTGTTCTACACTTCCAATTACCTCTGTAGTTGTCTCCAGTAGGATAGAGATTTAATGCGGACTGGTTATCTCCACCATGAATAGGACAACTCATAGTAATCATCTTATTATTGAACTTATAATCAAGACCAAAGGAGTCTAATAATAGTTCAATATCATCACAAACCTCATCACAAACTATTTTTAGCTTAGCTTGATCATTCAAATGGGATTGTCGTATCATTGTTGTCATCAACCATGAAACCCTTTTCATCTGATTTGTTATTATGAATAATTTCTAGTCTAGTTTTACCTTCTGTAATTTTTGCACACCAACCCTTCATATTACAATTTATATAATCATTATCGTCTAATCCACCACCATGACGACTGATCAATGGTACTAATTTTCTATTCCCATTATCTGAACCATCCTCAGCGATTTCTTCGTCACTTTTCCTTTTAAATATTGTGAAATTACTACATAGCCATACGATTCTGTCTGAACCACTAGCGGTGTCTGTGCTTTCTTTGGTGATGCCATCTCTATTTAATTGTATAAAACCAACGATTGGTACTTTATATCTCACAGCAAAATTATGTAAACTGGTCATCATAAAGCCCAATAACTGATATTCTTTCAGATCCTGACTAATACCAGCGCTATCCATTAGTTTTAGATAATCATAAAAAATAACACAATCTTTCGCAGTACCATCGTCGTTGAGTCCCACTTCTTTAACCAACCATCTTCTCATGATAGATAATTGATCTTCAAATGGTTTACCAGCAATGCTTTTATAAAATAGTTTGGTTTTCTTCAATGACTCTACCGCTTCGGATATCTTGTTTTGTTTTTCTGGTGATTCGACAAATCTGCCTGTTTCGATATCGTTTATCTCAACCTCGGTCATCATTGCTAAAACTCTATTGATATGATCTTCTTTTGCCATTTCCGTATCCATATTTAAAACTGGTATATTCAGTTTATTAGCAATATAAAAACCAATATTATCTGATAGTAATGTTTTACCTGTTTTGGGTCTAGCCGCTATAATATTCACTGTTCCTCTTCGTAAACCACCACCTATAGCTTTATCATAAATAGGAAAACCTGTAGGTATGCCGACTTGATCTATAGGATTATCTATGAGATTCTGTATATAATTATCTAGTCCTTCGCCTATCTTAGCAGGTTTGTCATCGGCATCATTCAATAAAGATGTAAAATTAAAAATACCGTCTTCTGCCATGCCAATAATCGATGAGACAGGTTCCGTGCCGTTAACATCAAGGAGCTTGTCTTGAACTAGTTCTAGTTGTTTACGTAGTAATCTAGCTATTTCTAGCTTTCTTATCTTAGCGGCAAATTTTCTAACATTATCTAGTTCTACAGGAAAATCTATTATGGCTTTTAGGTGTTGTGTTTCTTCTTTTTTGGATAAAACATGAGACAACCCCAACTCTTCAGCAGCAGAGTATATAGAAGCTATGTCTAGCTTAGTGTTATTGCTATCAAATAGTCTTTTGATACATTTGAATATTAGAACATTACTATCTATAGTGAATGATGATTCTTGGATAATATCGGCTATATCCAGATAGGCTTCATCTCCATAATTATAGATTCCAGCTAAAACTGCTCTTTCAGCAGCAGGATCGCATAAGATCATCTATCACCCCGCTCCAGTCGAACATTTGTTACACTTGTATCTTTCTTTAGACTCTACCAAGACCGGAGGAACTTTATCTTTTTTTCCACACACCCTACATTGAACATTGATATAATCAAAATCTCTATTTCTGGCGGATGGTGGTGGTTTTCTAATTTTTCTATCAAATTCCACATCCTCTTTACACATATTAAATTCTGCCATTTGATCAAACTTATTGATACGATTAGTTTTCTTTTTTGTGGATGTGCTCTTTTTCGTTTTGTTAGATCTGGGCTTATCTATAGTATCATCTTCGTTGTCGTCTGTTAATCCTTTTTGCAGAATAGCTATCAAAGCTTTGATATCATCTTTATCAAGTCCCATGCTTCACCTTTGTTTTTTGTATAGACAATAATATATCAGAAAGATTTTTTATTCCATTAGCTAAATATGATAATCTATCACTACGTTGTTTGGCATACACCTTAATTTTATTTAATGATGAGGCTTTATCATTGTGTTTAATTGCCTGTCCAGATTTTTCTAGATATCCATATCCTTTGTAGTTATTTATTTCGTCTGCAATCGTTTCTTTGATAATTTCATCAGCCCAGTTAAATCTTGCTAACTCTCTGTTGACTGTTCTTTGTATATGAAAAGCAAACTGACCTAATCTATAAGAAATTTGAGCGCAGTCTTCTGGACCAAGTTTTTCTATACTATCTCTGTTCATAGTAAGATAAATATTTAGCTCATCAGATCCCAAGACATCTTCTTTGTATTCTGCCAAACCAATTGATTGTTCATATTCGTCTAAAATATCATCCCAATATTTAATTTCTTCTTTTGATGTTTTAAGCATTGTTAATCCTTTCAAACCATGACTCTATAGATTCGTTATAGGGTAAAGCAATATAGGTTATCTGGTTAAGATCACACCATTCCTTTTTTTCTCTATCTCTTTTTTGCGATTTTAAAAAATTCAGTAAGTTATGATGGTAGAATTGCACAAACTTATAGTGTTGTTCTCCATGCACCTCTATGCAAGTTTTTTTTAGGGGTAAATAAAAATCTAAGTACAAAACCTCACTCTTTCTTAAAGAGATAGGTACTTCTTCCAAAACTTGGAGTGTGGGATATGTTTTAGATATCAGTTCTCTGGCCTGCAAATGCAAAGATGATCTATTTACGGTTCTACCCTTTGCCATATTACCAATAAGTAACCAGTTATGTGAATTACCATCTAAATCAACTATTAACATTTAATACCCATTGTATCTTTTATGCTTTTCACCAAATTTTCATATGCTTCTGGATGATCTAATAGATAATGACGCACTTTTTCGGCTCCTTGAAATTTTGGTTTATCTTCTAGAGCCGTTAGAGTATACCACGCCCCACCCTTATGTATAATACCAATATCTGAAGCAAGGTTTATGGCCTCCATATACTTATCAATACCTTGTCCATATCTAATATAACTAGTAATATTACCACCCGGTGGCCCAAGAGCAGAACATACAACTTGCCATTCTATCTCTTGTCCTATTTGATTACTGTCAGCACTAAGTACCCACGGTTTAAAACTCTTAGCCCTCAATTTGATATCTGTTTGATATGCAATGGCCTGCCCACTCTTTTCTTTAAACTCCGCACCATATCCTGTTGGATTACCCATCAAATGAGTAATACCAATTACAATATTTTTATTAACAGGAATCACATTAGCTACTTTACGACAGAATTTAGCTAATAATTTTGCACCATCTGCTCGCTGCATCTTATCCATTTCACTAGTAATTTCTGCTTCAGTACACAGTGCTGAATAAGAGTCTATGATAAGGATACTCCCCGGTATCTCATTAATGATTTTTTCTGCTATTTGTAAATATTCTTCTGCGTGTAAGATTTTACCCTCTTGGCTTCCTATAACATGAAATCTTGATAAATCCAGATCTTTGATGCCTTCTAAATCCCTTTTCTTTAATCTACCTTCAATGTTTAGATAGTACACTTCTCTAGGGCCTTTTAGGGTTCCTTGATATTGAGATTTTTGAGCAGTAGATGCGAAGTCTAAAGATGTTGTGGTTTTACCGCATTTAGGTTGTCCTGTAAGAACAACGAAACTACCCTCTGGTAT